GCAGAATGGTCCATCAGCCTCACGTCAATCCAGGTGATAGTCGCGCCCGTCCACGGTCCACATCAGCGCTGTCGGCAGGAACGGGATATCCCGTTTGATCTGCCGCGCCGGCGGGTCCAGGAACCGCCCGTACCACAGGGCGGCAACATCGGCATACGGGCCGGTGTAGTCCTTGTCCACATGCGACTGGACCGACGCCTTCAGCCGGCCAGGCACACCGATATAGCCTTTCTTGGCCCACCGGGGAATGGGGGTGCGGCGGCCACGGATGGGGGCGATCGAACGCGCCACGTCCTCAACTTCGCTGGCGATCCGGGGCAGCAGCGCCGCGTCCACTTCCAGGAAGTACAGCGACAGCGCGTAGGCATCCCAGACGATGTCAGCCATCACCGGCCTCCTGCTCCTGCTGTGCCGCCCGGTACTCCCGCAGTGCCGCCAGGGCCTCAGCCTCCGGTGACCCCTCATAGCTGAGGTCGATGAAGAACTCCTCGCGGGAATCCGCGTCACGGCCTTCCAGGCACGTCGCCAGCACCAGGTTACAGGCTTCACGGGCAGTCAGGCTGGTCAGGCCCCGCGCCGACGTGCGCAGCAGCGTGCCGTCGATCTCCTCCAGGCTGCCAGCGAGATAGCCGAGCAGCCGCATCGCCGGCCAGAAGTTCCGGGCGCAGGTGTATTCGATGAGAGCCCTGGCCGCCGCCTGGACATCTTCAAAAGTGACCTTGGCCATGAACGCGGCGGCGCTGAATGCGGTGAAATCCACCAGGCAGTCTTCCAGCAGCTGGTGCATGGCAGCGAGAGATTTGCGCCCGTCGTCGTCGCCTTCCGGCTTGGACTTCATGTCCGCGAGGACATACCGCAGCAGGGCGGCGAGCGGGTCGGAGCGGATCTTCCACTGCATCCCGGCGAAGGTGATCTCGGGCGGGCCGGGGTAGCCGGCCAGCTCGCGCAGCTCGTCCTCGGTCACCGGTTCTTGGTGTAATACGGGGTGCCGCGCCGTGGCCGCAGCGCCGCGAGCTTCGCCTTATCGGCGTCGGTGTAGGAGGCGGCCGACAGCCCCATCAGCTGAGCCGCCGTCGTGCCCCGGGCGTTCGCCACCGAGGCCCAGCTGTTGAGCCCGGTGAATTCCTTGCGGAACGGACCGGGGTCAGCAGGCGGCGGGGCAGCGCCTGACACGGTGGCCAGCCAGGTGCCCGAGAACACGTTCGTGTCATAGAACTGGCCGGACGCGAACTGGACGCCCATCACCGGGTACGGCCCTGACGCAGCCACCACCAGGGCAACCGCCGAGGCGTCCGACAGGTTCCAGTTCGCTACCCACAGGCCAGGCCCCGACGTGACCCCGCCAGCGATCAGCGCGTTCACCAGCGGCGTCACATTGCTCGCGCTGGTGTAGATAGCCGGGTGACGCTGCCCCGGCCGGGTGGCCGCGTTGAAGCTGGCCAGCGCCCGGCGGTACCAGCCGGCCGACTCGCCGTTGGTGGCCGCGCCGCGTTCCACGTCGAGCACGTCGGCGGTCGCGTCCACGGCACCCGCGTCCTGGTCGATCCGCACCGCACCTGGGTGGGCGTGCCAGTCGGCCGCAGTCCACTTGATGTCCGGCGAGCCGGTCGTATAGCCGGCCGCCATCCCTGGCGGCAGGTGTGACACGTTGGCATGGATGGCGTCGTGAACGACAGTGACGGACATCGCGGCCTCCCAGGATTAGCTGGGGGCAGCGTAGCAGGCAGGCCCGGTCAGCCGAAGCCTTCCACGGGAGCATATTTGATGATCGCGGTCGAGGCCTTCCAGTTGGCCTTGATCGAGATCGCTTCGGAAATTCCACCCGAAATCTGAAAATCGGGCAAAATGTTCCCAAACCAGTACATGTTCGGGTCCGCGACAGTGTTCGGGTACAGATAGAACGACCTGGCGATACCGTCACGGGCGGCGGTGTAGATCTGCCGGCTCGCGTCATCGAAGAACCCGGTGAAGTCACCGGATGCGTCAGGCAGCCCGGACACGTAGATCTTGTTGGCGTCACCGAACGCCGTGACCTCGGGCTGGTCCACGGTGAAGTTGATGTTCCAGTTGGTCAGGAACGCGATCGGGCTGGCCGTTCCGCCCGAGGGGATCGCCATGTAGACGAAGCCGCTCTTTCCATGAAGCCTGGCCACAGTGTTCCCCTGTATCCGTGGGGTTCTATGGCGGGCTCCAGCCGGATACCGGGATTCCCCTCGGCTGCGGCCTGACGGGGATGGCCTACTCCGTCGCCCCTATCTTAGCGGGAAGAATCGGGAAGTCACTCCCCGTTGAGCATCCATCTGTCGATAAGGCAGCGGGCGTAGACCACCCGGCCCTTGGCCTTGAAGGAGACCGGCCCTTCGCCGAGACTGCGCCAGTTAGCCAGGGTCTTGGGCTGGGCGCGGACATGCTCAGCCGCCTCGGCCTCGGTGAGCCATTCCACCCGGTGCAGGTCACTGCCACAGGCGTCGCACCACATTACCGGCTGGTAACCCTCTGCCCACGCCTGATCCATGTCGCCTCACAGCTCGTCCAGCGCACCAAGTAGCTTCTGGACATTGGCGGCGAAGGTACGGGGGCGGATAGCTGCCCGCGCCTGGATAGCCGCGATCCCCCGCGCCGCGTCATGGTCCAGCCACCAGCGCAGCTGCTCGGCCGCGTCCTCCGGGCTGGCGTAGGTGGGCAGCATGGGGAACAGCTCGTCCGACTCGGGCCGGGACTCGCGCAGGAAAAACAGCCCGCACGCGGCCATCTCGATCTCGCGGGGACTGGCCGACCAGCCTTCGGTGGTGTCGTCGTCGTTTTCGCGCCGGAACATGTTGAGCCCCACCTTGGCGGACTTGTAGATCCGGGTGGTGAGCGCGTTATCCACGCATTCTTTCCGCTCATGCGACAGCAGCTTCATCAGCGGGTCGGTTTCTTTCACCGTCGCCCAGTTGCCGCCGAACGTGGTGTCGAGCCCCTCGAACGCCCCGAGCGCCAGCATCTTGCCGAAGAACTCCTGCCGGGAGGCGAACATGGTGCCGATGAAGACGAAGTCGGTCATGAACTGGTCCTCGCCCGGACCTGGGTAGTGCAGCCCAGGCCGGTAAGCATGCGGCATGTAGAGGGCGGGAATGCCCTCCTCGTCATACATGCCGATCAGCAGTGGGTCGTTCAGCAGCACCAGGTCAGCGTGGCGGGCACGCTCCAGCTGCCGCTTCTCCTCATACGGCGACTCGGTGAACAGGAGCACCACCTTGATACCGCGTGAGCGGAGCACGTCCATGAACTCAGTGGGGATGAAGAACGCCGAGACGATGATCACCACGTCGGGCCACCACTGGAAACAGGTGGCGTAGATCCCGTTCGCCGACACCCCGATAACCATCGCCTTGTCGTGGAATGCTTTCTTGAACTGGGGGTTGCCCTGATCGTCGTGCTTGCCGGTGTAGAGGTAGGCCGAGTCGTGGAATGCGATCCGGTCCTCAAGGTTGTAGTCCCGGCAGGCGATCCCAGCCTCGATGAAGGCTTCCTGCCAGCCGGCGAAAACATCGTGGACGGAAAACTGCGGCCCGGGGTGCACTATAAGCACCCGCTTGGGGATCTTCACGATTCTCCTCTGGCTGCGTCCTTGCCGCTGGGTACCCCCATGACGGCGAAATCCCATTCTCTGGTCACGATCACGATAGGCAGGTCGGGCAGCTTGAGCGTAGCCCGCAGCCGGTCCACAATCACCCGGGCCTCTTCCCGGCTGACCTCATCCCGGTTCACGTAGGCGATCAGCCGGTCACCCGGCTTAACCTGCCACCGCTGGATCTCGGTGATCTCGGGCAGCGTCATGTGGCCAGCACTGTGACGAGCCCCTGGGCACCGAGGTACTGCTGGCCGGCCCATTCCATCAGCCCGTATCCCCTCATCGAATCCAGGTTCACCGATTCTGCCGCACCGCCGAGCCGGGGGTTAGCCAGGATCACCGCCGCGATCGAGAACTGCCCGGTGGTGGCCATGTAGGAGTTGAGCTGATTCACCGAGGAGGAGTCCTGGACGTACTGGGCGAGGATCACGATCCGCAGCAGGTAGCTGATCCCGCCGCCCATCGTGTCGAACCGCAGCGACTGGGACGGCTGTGGCATAACGATCGCCATCGGCGGGTTCACCTGGGACGTGAACCCGGAGCTGACCCGCAGGCCCGGGATCGTATCGAGCACGGTGGCGAGCGCGTTGCAGACGCTGGTCAGGTCAGCCATCAGATCCCGACCTTGCGCATCGGGCTAGCGTAGTCGCAGAGCAGGCTCGCCACATAAGGGTTGCCGCCCCGTGGCAGCCGCACCATGCCGAACTCCGACGTGCCGGCCAGGCCGAACGGTGAGTCCTTCAGCTTGAACAGCTCGCTGGCGACCTGGAGGGTGGCCTGCTTCACCCGGTATGGCACCGTGGGCCAGCCCCACACGCCAATGATCTGGATGCGGTCGAGCCGGCTGAACGGCCAGGTGTAGGGGAAGAACTTCCCGCCGCCGGCCGCGTTGATCGCCCGGATCTGGGTGTAGGGACGGGCCTCGCCAGTGACGTTCTGGTTGAACTCCCACATCCCGAACGCCAGCTCGAAGTCGGTGCCCAGCACCCATGACTGCTCGAACACACCGTCGCCGTCCTGGTCGGTGGCCATCGACGTGACCGAAACGAGATCATCGACGGGCAGGCTCCAGATGTCATACGGCATGTAGGTGCGGGTCTCGGCCACCTGGTAGAAGAACCGGCCGCAGTAGCTCTCAACCGACCTCGCCGCCGCCTGCACGGCCAGCTCCAGCTCGAAGTCGCTGACCGTGTCGGTGATGTTCAGCCGGGACTTCAGCTCCTCCACGCTGGTGTAGAACTGGTGGATCGTGCCTGCCGGGTTGACCGTCCAGGTGCCTGCGTCCAGCTCTGACGCGGTGCCGGTGCCGGTCCACTGGAATGACCACATGCCGACGATCGTGGAGCCGATGAGCAGCTGGTAGACGCCAGTGGACAGCTTGGTGATGTCGGCAGGCGAGGGGCCTGCGCCAACCGTGTGCGTGGTGGCCGCGCCAGTCGGGTCGGTGATGACACACGTGACGGCGGTGGGATCAGCGTTGACGTTATTGACCTGGAAGGTCATCCCCAGGGTGGCGATGTCGTTGCCAGCCTGGTTCTGGAAGAACACGGTCGCGCCCATGCGGCAGCCACCCTCGGGTCAGCGCGGCCTACCTGTGGCCAGTTTAGTCCGGCCACTCACCTGCATAAATATCGTGCTGCCGGTCGTATTCGGTGAGCCGGTAGACCGCGTTCCGGTCGTGGGCGCGGATGGTGACGACGCTGCCGACGCCAACCGGGCCAGTGGACACTTCGAGGCAGGACATCGTCTCGCCCCGGCGTGCCATGCGGAGCAGTTCGCCACCGAACAGGGCGCGGGGCTCGGCGTGGACGATCTCCAGCCAGTATTCGCCGCCTGCGTCCCAGTGGCTGTGCAGGGTCAGCCCGTCTTGCTCGCGCCACAATTCAGCCATGGAGATTTATCCTACCGAGCCGCCAGGCCCATCCCTGGGGTCGGCGACGGTAGCGATGCCGCTGCGCGGATCGGTGGCCGACGTGATGCCAGTGGCAGCCTCAGCCACCGAGGGGATGCCGCTGCGCGGGTCCGCTACTGACGTGATGCCGCTGCGCGGGTCGCTGACAGTTGCGGTTCCCGTAGCAACAGAGATCAGTGGTGGCGGGGTAGCGAACGCCGGCAGGAGCGTGGAGTCCGAGCGCCCGGACCGGTATGGGCCTGGCAGGCGGGCACGCACCGGTCCCTGGAGCGGCCTGACCTTGGGGCCAGTCTGGGCGTAGGGGCCGCGCTGCGAGCCCGTCCGTCCCCGGGTGGGTGGCGGTGGCTGCTGACGGCCGACACCGGCAGGCGCATGCCAGACCCTGGCGGGTGGCCCCGCTTGAGCGAAGGTGCCGGCCCGGCGAACGACCCGGCCACCAGTCAGCGGCTGGCGCTTCGCCTGAACCGGATGGCCCAGCGGGTAGATGGGCGGACCTTGGCCAGTGGCGACGAACGTGAAGGTGCCAGCCCTGCCCTGCGCCCGGCCACGCGGCGGAAGTGGCTGACGGGCCTGGACAGGTCCATCCCACTGCCTGACCGCTGGCCCCTGCTGATCGAAGGTGCCGTCGCGGCTGGCGGCCTGGCCACCCCGGATGGGCAGACGCTTCGCCTGGACCGGATGACCCAGGGGATAGACAGGTGGCCCCTGGCCGGTAGCGACAAACGTGAACGTCCCGGACCGGTTACTGGTACGGCCACGGGCCGGCAGCGGCTGGCGGGCCTGGACCGGTCCATTCCACACATGTACCTGTGGGCCGGCCTGACTGAAGGTGCCGTCGCGGGTGGTGACCGAGCCGCCACGGGTAGGCCAGCGTTTCGCCTGAACGGGATGGCCGAGCGGGTAGACCGGCGGCCCGGCCCCGGTGACGACGGTGACGAAGGTGCCAGCCCTGGTAACGATCCGGCCACGGACGGGCTGCGGCAGCTGCTGACGGCCCACCCCCACAGGCGCATGCCACTGCCGGACCGGCGGGCCAGTCTGAGCGAAGACGCCGTCGCGGCTGGCGACCCTGCCACCACGGACCGGGGCGGGGATAGGTGCGCGGACCGGGCTGTCCCACTGCCTGACCGGTGGACCGCTCTGGCCGTAGAAGCCGGTGCGTGTGGCGACGTGACCGCCGCGCCCAAGCGGTGGCCGGGCCTGAACCGGCCCAGTCCATATGCGGACCGGTGGCCCAGCCTGACCGTAGACACCACGCTGGCCAGTGACCCGGCCACGCGGTGGCGGCACCCGGGGCTGGACGGACGCAACCGGGCCGTCCCACATCCGTACCGGAGGCCCAGCCTGGGCGAAGACACCCCTGCGGTTGCTAGTACGCCCGCCTTGCAGTGGCGGGACTGCTTCGCCTGGATGGGGTGACCGAGCGGGTAAACCGGCGGCCCAGATACGGCAGCGGTGATGACAGAAACCGGCGGCTGCTGCTGCTGGTGGTGGAACCTGCGCAGCCACGTCTTACCGGGCCGTGCCGTCCCGGGGCCAGGCGGCGAAGCCACCGGACCGAGATAGCCGGCGTCGGACGCGCCAGCGTCGTCTATCCAGTACGGCCCGGCGTTCGCGATCGACGTGCCCGTGATGCCGAACGCTGCCCGGGTGATCGCGGCGTTCGTGTTCAGGTTCGCCGCAGAGGTCTGCGTCTCATCGGCCGTGGCGCTGTCCAGCGCGGTGGTGAACAGCTTGAACTCGATCTGCCCCACGGCGGCGTCGCCGGTGATGAACCCTTCGATCCGGAACCACTGATTAAGCGGGATCGAGGCGGTGGACGTCAGGACCGCTGTCCCGGCGGCGTTCTGCGCGACGACTTTCCCGGCCGTGCTGATGTTGATGCTGCCGCAGACAGCGGCGGCCAGCGCGGCGAAAACACGGTGCTGAGCGGCGGGGTTAGCCGTGAAATACAGGTATTCGCGGAACCACACCGTGGGGATTGTGGAACCGGTGAGCGACGTCGTCCACGAGCAGCTCGAACCACCGGCGGTGCCACCGGTCGCGACCTTAACACCCAGGTTGCCGTGCGCGGCGTGGGTGGAGTCGGAGGCGAGCGTCCCGCCGGCGACGATCGTGATGGTGTCGAAGAAGCTGCCGGATACGCCGCCGGTGTTGCCACCCGCCCCAGCGGTCAGCGTGGTGCCGCTGGGGGTGATGCCCTCGAAATTGTTGACCAGGGTCGTCATCTAAGCGCCCCCCGGGTACCGCGCAGGCTGGGCACAGCAGCCTCCTATTGGGCCGTCAGCCCAGCGCGGGATTTACGGGCCGGCGAGCGACACCAGCACGCCAGCGTTGACCACCGACGTAGACGAAGCGCCGTTCTCGTTCCCGGTCGCGCCCGCCGTCGCCAGTTCCTGGTCTGCCAGGATCGTGCCCTCGTTACGGCCTATCGTATTGCTGGTGTTGTTCTGGGCCGATTCTGTGGTGAACCCGGACGGGACGGTTATCACGCCGGGAGTGGCCCCGGATGGCCCAGTGGTCGCGCCGAACCACACCAGCTCATCGTTGGCTATCGTGGTGGTCACGCCGGGAACCGTGATGGTGGTGCTCGCGTTGTTGATCTGACCGGAACTGGGTGGC